CTTTTTTTACTTGATGGTACAAATGATTTTTTACGATGTGTATTTTCTTGGTTTTCATTGACAAAAGCCAAAACATTACACTTTTGGTTTTACTCACTTTTGAAGCATTTACTAATGATTTTCGAAGAGCACTAACCATTTCAACTGTTCCTTTATTTTCTCCCGTATATTTATCTGAGCTATCGCAAATTACCATATCGCCATCACGAACTTCATTGCTGCTATTTAGCTTAATACCATTTGCCTTTAAAACCTCCAATAGTTCGTTTGAATTTTCTATTGGCACATAACACAATGGTTCAATCCAGATGTTATGTTCATCCTCAGCATATCTTGTTAATGCATTTGGATCTGTAGTAAAACCGAAGTCATTAGTGTAAATGTGTGCGATTTCTGGGAATTCATCAATCCATTCTACATAATTGAAAATAACACCTTTCATCGCTCCTCTTAATCCGAGACCGTAAACTTTCCACATGAATTCATCAGCGGTTCCGTTGGTTATATTTGTTGGATGCGGTGGTGGAATATTAGTTTTGCTTATTACCTCAACTTTTTTTGTGAGCTTGTTGTAACACATAATCTCACTATCTTTTACGATGTAAGATCCTGGCTTATATGGTTCGTAGGAAAGTATTTTGTTTTTTTCGCCTATAGCAATGTATTTATTTACTAAAAATGTAGTTCTAAGAAAACCAACATCTGGTCTTGGAAGAACTGAATCAAAAACCCAGTGCTCGGTAAATGATGGATTGTAATCACCCCACCAAAACTTACGACAACGCATTTCTACCTGATCAAATACACTTTTCTTAATGTTCATCATTTCATTAAAAAAAGCGTAATCACAACCTCCACCATGCTTACCATCACCTAAGAAGAAAATAGTATTGTTTTTTATCTTGAAGCTTTTGATTTCTTTGGTTTTGTGGAATGGATTATCCAGTCCAAAATCATCTAACCTACGCTTGAAATCATCATACAAAGTGGTCTTGAATTCATTGTAAGTTTCTCGGTAAATATTGATGGTGCATTTTGTCTCCAGAAATAAGCAAATGAAAATAATGACATCTATTCCGGACCATGTTTTGCCAGAACGTGAAGATCCTTCGAGTAAGCATCCCCTTTTACCTTTAATTAATTCATCTTTATCATTGTATTCTTGCTCCCGAATAGCGTTATAAAGTATCCTGTAGTTTGGATTGGTCTCTTCGTTTATTTCTTTCAATGCGTTTCTAGAAATGTCAATTTCTCTTTCTTTCAAAAGAGATTCTAATTCCAGTATTTCAGCATCTGTGAGCAAATTATTTATGGTTTTAATAATTCCATTAAACTATCTGATTTATTGAAACAGCTTGAAATGAATTCAGCATGAATTAAAGCTTCTTGTTTTCTTGTTTCATTTAAGTTTGGACAGTCTTTTATAATTAAATAAGGAATCCTTGCTACTTTATATTTTTTTGCTAAACTTATTCCAATTATATTCCAAGCATCTTTTGATTCAGATTGAACAACTTTTGTTTTAATTTTTGGATCTTACATTACACAACTTTTATTAATTTATAATGAATCATGAAACGAATTTTATCTCTGATTCCTTCTTGTGTTTTACGACCAAAAGCGCGTTTATTTTTTTGCATTATTACAAACTGATCAATAATTTTTTGCTGCTCTTTCGGGTCCTTTAGATTGTGTTTTTCAATAATGGATTCCACTAACTTTTTTTGATTGCGTTTTCGGATTAGGTATTGAAAACGAATGAATAGCTTTCTTTTTATTGATTTTAAGAATGTCATTAGAATTGAGTTATTAATGATTCAACAAATACATCCTGCTCTTTGAATACGATCTTCATTCCGTCTTGCTCTTGGCTTTGAGCAAAATCTATTAACGCCCATCCGATAAGTTCTGGATTAGTAGTTTCTACTCCATCGATAAAAATTCGATTGTTAACGATTTCTAGCATAATTATTTTTAGTTTATTTGAAAACAAAATCAATTCCCATCTGATTTTTTATAGAATACTAATTAGGTGTCAATAACCTATTTCCTATCCAACGCTACACGATTCAGATTATCTACGTTCTATTGGATAATTACTCGAAAAATCCCCATTAATTCACGTATCATGTAATGATTTTACGAGCTTTAATAACCCGAATGGTTCCATGTCCAGACTTATCTGGGTGAATTGATTTTATATTTCAAAATGTTTTGTGGAGAAGAACGGACTCGAACCGCTGACCCTTATTACTGATTCCTAAGTCTTAAAACTCATACGGACTGTACACATCCTAACAGCTTTTCTTTGGCTCTAACCAACTGAGCTACTTCCCTATTAAAAAAAGTCATCCATTACTGAATGGCTTTTTGATATGTTGAATTGACTTTATTAACAGTCGTTCCTAATTTTGTTTCCCTTATCAATGAGGGAAACAAATGGTATTCTTTTAGTTTTCAGCAAATTACTTTGGTTAAAATGTAAATTATAATTTCGCTTTAAACTTTGCCAACCAACGTCCTTAATGCTCGCTACAGGATTGATTGATTTAATTTCTTGTACAAATTGTAGATCAATGATATTATTCTGAGACAATTTTGCATCCGATACAACAGATGCTAATTCTACGTTTACAGCATTTACTTGAAACGATTGTTCCGTTTTCAATACTAGTTTTTGTTTTTGGTCCAGTTTGCTTGTAGTTGCAAATGCTGTTAAACTAATCATCCCAATTAGTAAAATAAAGACCGAACGAGTGTTCTTCATAACAATATCAAAAGTAATATATTTTATTCATTGAGAATATAATATGTTCTTAATAGTTCAAAAAAAAGTTTTTACTTATCACCCAAAGCCTTGGCAATTAAAGCAGCTATTCTTTTATCTCTTGCTTCGGCATCCGATGTATCGGTTAAAACTAATGGATTTTCTTTGTCTCCTTGAACTATGTGGCGCATAGCTGGATAAATACCCTCTAATTTATTAATCTCTTTTTGAATTTGATTTACAGCAGTCATTCCTTGGGGAGTACCTCGGAACTGCTCTTTCATTGATCGGATGTTTTGTTTTAGCTCAGCAATTCGAAGCGCTCTCTTTTGTTCAATGCTTGCTTCCTGGTCTTCATGCCAAATCTTATATGCTTTCTGAAGTAAATTTTTAGACTGTCTGCGACAAACGCCCCATTCTTGCTCTATATTTTTTAGAATTAAATAGTCTTGAATACCATTTATAATCCAGCCTTGAATCGTGAATACACGTTTCTCAGTTTCTAACTTGCTTGCTCTTATTCCTGGCATAATTAATTTGTTGGATACATCTTTTTTATAACAGAAATATGTCTTTTCAATTCAGTGATTCTATCACGTATTTTTATTGCCTCTCGCTCACGCATATTGCGAATTTCTGCATCACTATCTTGAATTATCATAGGCTCATAAGCCTTTAAAGCATCTTCATTGATGCTTTTTTGTTCTTCCAAATATTCAACAATATTATCTCTCATTTCAATAAGTATTTGATAATTAGTTTCTGCCATATTGAATTTTATTTGATTACAATGGCATAAATGTAAGCAAAACTTTAATTAAACCGGTACGGTGACCAAAGCCACCGTTGTTTATATTAATTAAAATTAGAGATTAAACCACCCAAAGAACATCACCATTTAGAAGCAACATTTGATTACCAACAATGGCCATAACTTCGGATGTAACTTCTATCATTCCTTTGTACATAATTTCTTTTTGATAGGTTACAATATCTCCTTTTTTTAAATTTTCTTTCAATAACATGGTTTCTCTGTTTATAATTACAGAGCAATATTGGGTTGATTATCCAACACTTCCAAGTCTTCTCCCAAGTTTAATTCAGGATAGTTTTCTTTTATTTTCTTGGGATCTCCTTTATAAAAAACCAATACATTTTGGTGCATTTTACCAACCTTCCGACCACCGTTAAACTGACGACGAACACGAACGGCCAGAGAGCCTACTACGTTTACCAATATAATTTCGTTGTAGTACTTAGCTCCAGCTTCTTCAAAAGCACGCACAGTATCGCCAACAAAGTTGTAATAAAATCCTTTTTTGTCACGAACATCACCCACTACAAAGCACGCAAAGCGATCATCTTTTAATTGTGCTATTGATTTCTTTATGATGCTGAAATACGCTTCTTTGAAGTCTACATAATCCATGTTTGATAAATCCTTTGGATCATCGCTATATTTTTCTAAATCAGCGTACGGAGGACAGCTGTAAACAAAATCAACTCCATCTCTAAACTCTAAATTATCCAAAACCTCGTTGCTATCTCCAGCGTGCCAGTTTACAGCATCAATATTTAAAACGTTTGCTTGTTTTCGGTTGGCTTCTACTTGTTCTAATCGCAAATCAATTCCTGTGTAAGGATATCCAAGTACTCCGGCCACTACACCGCGAACAGAACCGCCAGCAAACGGATCTAGTATTTTACCTCCTTCTGGACAAAACCAACGGTATGATAACTCACAAAGTACTGGGTCAAAGATGCTCGCGCCCTCATACACATGCATTCCTTTCTGTTTGGCATAATCAATGATTTCATCCCAACTTGGCTCTCTGCCTAATGTATCGCGCATCTTATTTCTGAGTTCATAGATTGCTGTCGATTGACCGCTTTTTGCAATCAGCTCGACATCTTCTCTGGTTTCTTGTGAGTTGAAACCAAGACTAATCCATTTTCTTTTTCGGTCCTGCCATACTCCAGAACGTGTGTCTAATATTGAGAACGGAGGAAATATAAAACTGTCTTTCAATGATGAGGGAACGATCGCTTCATTATTATTTTCTCTTTGGTTCAGCATTCCTTCAAAAGCTATATTGTCAAAATCAGGAATGTTCATCATGTTTTGTAAGTCCGGAAAGTCCAAATCAAAGTTGTTCACAAAATCAAGTAAACCCTGTTGAGTAATTTTTGCATAAGCAGAGGAATAAACCAAAACTAATTCTGCTGCTTCTTTTTTGCTACTGCAGTTTATGAATGTGGCTGGCAATAGTTCCGGAACAGAGTAACCAGATTCAGATGCTTTTTGTAAGTCCAGGAAACGATGTCTTCCATCTAAGCAATAATTGATTCCATCATGCTGCCATACTTTAAATGGATCAATAAACTGATATTTCAATATTGACTCCATTAACTTTTTATCACCATTGTTTACCCATTCCTTGAAATTTTCCTGTTGGATAAATTCAAGGTTTTTCCAGCTTATTAGCTCTGTTCCAATTATTCTTGATTCAATTACGTTGTCTTTCATTATAGTATTTGTTTCTTTTGGAAATAATATGAAACAAATGTAACAATTTTTGTTCTTTTTGAATATAATTTATTTCAAAACAAAAAAAGCCACTCCGTAATTGGGTGGCTTTTAGTGGTCTCCACGCTAGGAGAAAATAAGACTAAGTATTTCATTTATAATGTTTTAAAATAAATTAGATAATTTACTTAATATGAGTAATTGCTTTATGTTCAGCAAGGTTTAAAATTGTCATTGATTTGCTTATTTGCGCTTATATCAATAATCATGTTTTTATATGCCTTAATAAGTGTTGTTTTTGATAAATCAATAATTAAAATGCAGCATTAATTTTAATAAAAAGGTATATTTGATGTGTTAATTACTCCTAATTTTTATATAAAATTGAAAAATAAAAAACTATCTAATATGATGTTACCGCTATTTATAACTTTGGGAGCTATTCTGACAGCTGGGGGTGGATGGATACAATGGACTAGCGACAATAAAAATAGAATTGCCAATGATAGTCTTAATACGCAGAATAAAAAATTGCTTACAGAAATTGCTGAGTTATCTAAGGAATCAAATAATAATTCCATAAAATCACAAGAAGAATTAAGAAATGTTAATCATAAATTATTTCAATCACAAGAAATTATTAATGAATTTAGATTGGAGACAATAAATACGATAACTGGAGGTAACAACATGCCAATTGTTATTGTAACTATAATGGAAGATCTTTCAGAAAAATATTTCACTGTAAATTTTACAGTACTAAATAAAGGAAAGTACCCATTAAAAAATATTGAATTAATCATGCATGATAGGTATGGCTCGATTACAAAAG